TGAGGCTAGATAAAATTCTGGGGTATTTCCTTTTCTTTTAGCTAGCTCTTGAGCTATTCTATAGTCTAAAGGAGCTCCTCCAGCTTGCATTCTAGTTGGGGTCTCAATAACTGTCCCCCGCTGTTTTGGATCTAAGAACCCAACTTCATCTTCAATAGCATCTACTCTATTGATAATGTCACTACTTTTTGTTAAGTAGTTATACCCTTTCTTAGCTGCATTTACAACGTCCTTAGGTCTTTTAGCTGCCCCCTTAGCCAAGTTGATTCCTAATTTTGCTTTCCCAAAAAGAGGTATAGCCCCAAACATATCTAATCCTTCATCTAAGTTTGGGCTAGATGCTCCTCTATTTTTCATAGAGTTATACGCTCTTCTAGCGTCATCCCATGATGTAATTCCAGTAGGATCAAAAAATTCTACAGTATTCTCAAATAAGGAATCCTCATCTCTCCAGGCATTAAAGGAACTTTTATCTGGGGTTATAGTTCCCTGATCTCTGTATGGGGATTGGGGAGGCGGATTTAATTGATATTGATATTGAGGCGGTTGTGGAGTAGCAACTCTTGTATTATCTACTTGTCCCCCAAACTGCATCTTAGTAGGGGTCTCAATTACTGTTCCCCCTTGACTGCTCATCTTTAAGTTTGAAACTCCAGGAGGTACTGCTTCATAAGACTTAACTAGATTACCCCTGTCATTAAATTGCTTTATATCAATTGGGGCTTTCATCCCCATTGTATTAAACTCTTGATTTGGGGGAGTATTTGGGAAAGCCATACTAGCTTCTGTGTCTCCAGCTTGGTGTGAAGGTCTTAGACCTTGTTGCCTTTCTCCAGGAGTATTTGCAACTTGCATACCCTTTTGACTTTCAAACTCTGCAATTAAATCTCTTCCTTGTCTAGCTGCTGCTAAAACATCTACAATAGAGCCTGGAAATTCAGACTGTCTATGTCTATCAAGAAGTGCTCTTCTTTCAGGGTTTGTCATACTCCGTTAGGCTCTAAATCGTTTTCTTTATCTAAGGCTTGTTGCTTTAGCTCTATCTCCCTCTCCTTAATTTCGAAATCTTTCATCATTTTTTCTAGGTCCAAATTAATCTTATTAGTTTGGTCTCTAGCTTCTGCATTGATGAGAGCTATCTCAATATCCTTCTGTCTATCCTTATCATTCTCAAGAGCTTCTTGCTGGAACTTAGCTTGTTCTCTTTGCAAGATCATTTCCTCTTTTTGCTGTTCTGCTTGCTGCTGAGCTTTTTGTAGCTCTTGCTGTGCTTTTTCAGCTTTCTTTATTTTCTCTTTAATTCCTATGAAGTTGTCTGTGTCAAACAGATCTAGCACTGCAGATGCTGGAACCCCATTTTGAATCATAGACTGAGACATTTGTCTAGCCTGTTGCATATTGTCTTGATCTCTTCCTGCATCAGATACAAACACACCATACTCACTTTCCATATGCTGCATAGAATCTAAATCTATATATTGCATAGTAGTGTCAGGCAATACATACATTCCTTTCTTACCTGCTATCCAAGCTTCTTTAGAGTAGTCCAAAAGTCCTTGAAGCTCTCTTTGCTCGAAGCGTGCAAACTTTCTAAATAGGTCTTCAGTAATATGACTAGATTGTACAATAGCTTGCTGTGAGGTAGCCTTACCTTCATAGCTCCCAATATTACCTTGTCTCTGTCTATTAACTCCTGACAACTTCTCCCACTCCAGCATGATAGAGTCTAGCAGCATGATGTATTGCTGAATAGTCTTAATAGACATATCAAGAACTGATTGGTGTTGTGGAGACAGTTGAACTCCTTCCTTATTGTAGTCAACCCAGGCAATACCTGTCCCTTCTACATAGTACATAAACTTATCCATGTCCCACTTCTTTGGGATCATGTTAATGTCAAACTGGGCAATAATATCTTTTGATCGTGCAAGCGCAAGCTCCATACGATACTTAAATATATTGTAATTAAGTTGATATGGTATCCCTAGTTGGACTAGTGAAATATTGCTGGAGTTAATGTCTGAGTACTTTCTCCCATTAATTGGGAGTTTACACAAAGAAGGGTTGTCCATAGAAGTTCTTTGATTTGCTATGGGAGATATATTGACATAAAATCTACCATCAATCTTAGTTCCTTCCCACACTTCATTAACCCACTCCCACTTTAGTTTGCCTCCTTGTTCTTTTACCTCCTTAGGCATTCTGTAAGATTCATTTACATCTACTACCTCAATCATTCCTGTATTAGGGTCAGTATACTCTACAAATCCTATCCGTTTTCTACTCTTCCAATATACTGTAGCGCATTCTACAAGTCTGTTTCTATACAAGTTGTCATCTGAGCCTGTAGCTTCTGATCGGTATAACAGATAAGACTCTGTAGAAGTATTAGTTGGATTCTCTAATTCAAGAACTTGTTCTTCTGTTAGATACTCCCCATACATATCAATTACCCCAGAGGCATGTGCAAACCTCCTAACTATAGCCCAGTCTCCATCTTCTACAAACTCTACGTCGGGATCTTTGTCAAAATCTACGTCTAATGGGTTTACAACATCATAAAAAGGTTCGCTTCTAACTACACCCTTATGAGAGTACACTTCTCCTGAAACTACAAAATGGAAAAACAGCTTTTGGAACTTGTCATATATCTCTTCATTATGCATGATGTAGTTAAGCGCTGCCTGTCCTTTAATCGCTCTATCATCCACATAGGTCCTATCAAACTGTTCTAATACTTGTGCAGGAATTGGGGATTCAGCTTTCTGAGCTTTTAGTTCTGGGTCTTCTATATTCTCAAGCTCTTTTAAAAACATCTGCTGAACAGTTGTCATTAACACTTGTTTCTTAGCTTCTTCTTTTAAACTTACAGAGTCTGCATTCTTAACAGACACAGAATAGTTAAGAGGTCTTTTAGATTTCTCCCCAAGCAGCAGGTCTATAATAGGCTTGATGATTGGGTAGTTTCTAAGTTTAGATGGGAAGTTATTTCTACTCTTCCCGTAAGGCTTTAATACATATCTGTAATCAGTCTCATCTATCTCCCCATTGTAATAGTCGTATAAAGACTTAATGCTATCCCTACGTTCTGATAAACCAAACTTAGACAAATTAAGGAATGCATCTACGCATTCCTCTTTCCACTTCTTAGTCTTCTTGTTTAACGGTAGCCTCTGTTGAGGTATTTTCGCATTTCCATACATTCTCGTAAAAGTAATAAATTATTGATAGTTTTTATCAAACCAGTCATCTTGAGACCTATCGTCTAGTATTTCTACTACCTCTTTATTATATAGCTCTCTAGTATGGTACATCCCAACCATAAACGCCATAACTCGGTCAAAGTTACCCTTATGGTTAAACTTAATAAGTTCCTGCAATAAAGCTGGATCGTATATATAGTGCATATTAAGTTTAGTGTTTCCGTCCTCGTCTGTAGCCCTAGGGGAGTTTAACCAATCTCTAATATAAAGTTCTCCTTGTCGTTTACGCTGCTCAGTCATATGCATCCCAAACTGACGTTTTACTGTACGACTTCGAAGTTCTTTTTTGTCTAGCATTTCAAACTCTTCTTGTAGTTTATAAAGTTTGCGATATCTTTTCGCGTAAGCAATAAGCTCTCCACGGTCGTTTTCGAACCCAATCTTTGCGTTGTAGTATTCAGCAAGCATAAATAGATTTTTGTTGTATTCATCCTGTGTTTGTGGTCTACCGACATAGCTAGCTACTATTATATCATCTGGTTTACTTAGGTTATTAGCTCTTTTAATAACGTACGAAGCTCCTAATGATTCGTTTGAAGTTGATTTAGATTGGGCATAAGGGTCATGACACACTACATATAAATTGTGTGGGACAAGCCCTTCTTTAGTTTTATATGGGGATTCGTACATGACTACTGCCCCTTCTGTTTTGTCTCCTTTTCTGTGTGGGAATTTAAAGACTGGAGATACATCCATTGACGGTCTAAATAGTGGATTACCATCCTTATCATAATACATTACACCTGCCGTTCCTTCTGATTCAAGACCGTTTGCTTTTACTCTGTTATACTGTTCCTTTAATGAGTTTACATCAAATAGATTAGCTGTAACTTGAAGTGTAGCTTCTTGCGGGCTGAATGGGTGTTCAGCTATATACTGGTCTAGAGCTTTTGGGTCGTTGGCTCCTTTCTTTTTCTCTCTTTGTTTCTCTTCATGTTCTTTTGCTATTTCTACCTGAGAGTTCCCATTCTCATCTATAAACCCATCTAGGTTTTTATATATAGGTACAAAATAGCCACACTGTGTGCCCATGGCTCCTGCGTCCCAGTTATTATCAAAAGCTAAGCAGTCATAGGACTCTGGATGATAAAAGAGTTCCTCCATTCCTTCAAACCCACTTCCTTCTTCTCCGCCGGTACCAAACGCTACCATAGTACCTAATGTTTTAGAGCCCTGTCTCATTGTAGGCATAGCTACTTCCCAGGCTTTTAATAGTCCAGAAAATGATCCAGCTTCTTCAAAGAAAATTAAATCTCCTGCTTTACCTCTAACTTTATCTGGATTGTCTTTAAGACTAACTCCAATGATTTGAGATTTCATCCCAAGCTCTACATCTGCCCCGTTAACATTTTTCTTGTATCCAGACTGCTTATGCATTTCCCTATCCCGCAGTCGTGGTTGAGTCCATGCTGTATTATCATCTACAAAAGACAAGAAATCCCATGCTTTACTTAGAAGCCCGTCCCCTATGAGATATTCTTTTTGAGAAGCAAATACATAGTTTTTACTATTACGCATTAGAAAATAATTTCTAGCAAGCATAGCTCCTGCTTTATAGGAAAACCCTTTACGTCTAGCTTTTAAAACTACTAAGTGCTTATCTTCTTTTCTTGCTTTATCTATAGAGTGAAAATACTCATAATCACCGTCGTAAAAAGCAGGAAACGTTCTGTCTCTTCTTGATATAGTAGTACCGTCTGGTAGTTCCTCATCTATTACCCTATCTATGGGGCAGTAGTTTAGGTAGAAGTAGTGGTACCCAGTAATTGTTTTATCTCCTACTGTATACCCAGTCATAGATCTTTTTCTCTCTGTGTCCCAGAAATCATAAAACTCTGTAGTTCCTGGTAGGGCATCTACATAGAATCCGTGATTTAGATAGTATGTAGCTGCAGGAGAAAATAGATGTGAGTCTTTAAACATTACTGTGAGTACTTATTGGTAACTACTCCTCCTCTATTAGGGTTATCTTTTTGCTGCTGCCGTTTAACTATGCTTTCTAAATCTTCTAACCCACTTACCACTTTACCCATATTGCTAAGATTAGTTATTAGGTCTTTAGCTTGATAGATAGGTTTTCCGTTGTCGTCAAGAGCAGTAAGATCTATTTCTGCAAAGTATGCTTCTAACTTTGTTACACTCTCTCTAGCGGCTTTTAAAAGCTTTACAGCGGAGGTTTCAGATAGCTCTTGATACTTTGCTATTGCTGCAGATATTTTAGGAGAAAGTTTAACTTTAACACTAGTTATTATTGCTTCCCACCTAGCCTCTTCTCCATAGGCAGCATATGGAGATCTGTGGTCTGAGAAAAAATATACTGCAGAGAGTTCTTCTGCTGAAAGTGACTTGAACTCCTTTATAGTTTTTACGTACGGAGAAGGTATGATTTTACTTCCCGAAGCTTCTATTAGATTTTTCATTTAGATGTTTTAGTCTTCCTTTTTTAACGTGGAACTTACCTAGATATGGGAGCCTAATAGATTCAAAATTTCCCTCTCTAATTATGTTAGCAGCATATTTAAACTGATAATATACTATTTCTTCTATTTTAGATATAGGAAGATTGTGCTCACTTGCCAGCACTTGTATCATTGTCTTTTCGTCCATGTAAGTTTATTTTTTTTCCTCTTTCCCCTACAACTATTTTGTCCCACCTACTGTCTGGGCAGTTAGCTGTCTCCCATTTAGATTTTTCTTTAACTACACACCCACAAAGACCGCATCTTAAACCCTCTAGATGCTCACATGAATTACAAGTTTCTAGCCTTTTTTTGTACTGTATCTCACTTACGTGTGGAGCTCCTTGTTTTGCATATTCAATTACTTCGTCTTTGAAGTTCTTTAACATTTCTTTTAGGGTGGGCTTCATGAGTACTCTACTTCAATTAATATTTTATTTGAAATCTTTAGCAAAGGAGCTAGAATATAGCCTGCTGTATCTTTAGATTTTATTATTGCCCCCTTATCCTTTAAACGTTTTACATAATTGTTTAAAGTGTGGTAGTCTTTTATTCCCAGATCTTTTGCTACTGACTTTTTAGAGCTTGTAGAACATATGTTACTAACGTCCCCAGCATCTATAAACTTAGAAAGTATCTGCAGCTCTTTATCTGTTAGTTCTAGTATTCCATTGAATACTTGCAAATACTTAAATGTAGTATCTGCTTTAATGTTAATCTTACGCATTTAATTTAATTTTTGCTCTCCCATCCTCAATTACTATTGAACTAGTAGTTGCTTGAGCATTAAACTCTTCTACATATTCTTGTATGTGATCTCTGGTACACAAAAAAGAGAGGAATACCTCCAGCTCTTTTGTAGCTCTAAGTAACCTCTCTTTAAGTTTTGCTGTATCTTCTGATGCTTTTCTTAAGTCATCAAAGTCTTTTAGAGCTATGGTTACTGACCCATTCATGACGGAATAATTCCGCAGATAGTGAATTCATTAACCATTACAAATTTCCCCTCTTCTATATCAATAATTAAGCCTTCGCTTGTAGGGTGTACCATGACAGTGTCTCCTACTTTTATTGTTCTACAGTCTGGTCCTGCTGCTAGTACTTTAAGTATATTAGACTTCATAGATTTTTCTGCGCCACCCGCAAGAAGAATTCCAGAAT